CCCTCGAGCTTGAGCGTCTTCGGTCGGATGATGACGTGGTCCGAGATCACCGCGCCCGTCTCGAGCGGATGATCCGTCGCCTGGGCGGTGAGGCACTCCGTGATCTGGAGCGTCGCGTCGACGTCCAGCGCGCGGCATTGGTTCCCGAGGTTGTAGGCGATCTGGATCATCTCGCGACCGCCGCGTGCGCCGCGCCCAACTCGACCCGGAGCTGGCGAGTGACCTCGTTCGCCACCGCCACCGGATCGGCAGAGGTCGAGTGGACGTTGATCTCGCCGATCGTCACCCCGCCGCCGCCCGGCAGGATGCCGACCGCCGCCTGCCCGCGCTCATCGAGGAACTCGCGACCGAAGTAGAGCCCCATCTGCCGTAGGTAGGCGTCGCGACGTCCCGCGGCATCCGCTCCCATCTGGCCAGGGAGAAGCGCCGCGGCGCCCGAGGTCAGCCACCCGCTCGTCGCGCCGGCGCCGTTCAGGAGGTTCATCCCCGTCGAGTTCCGGCTGACGATCGCGCTCAACTCCTTCGCCTTCGGGCCGACGCCGAACGCCGCGACGATCCACTCGAGGTCCTTCTTCGCCTGCGAGATCGACTGCGCCATGATCTTCGCGGCCGCGACGAGCGTGTTGTCCTCGGGGTTGATTTTGCCCCAGAGCTTGTCGAAGTCCCCGAACAACTCGCCCATGATCGTGTGCTTCCGCTTCCCGGTCACCCACCCCCAGATATCCTCGAGCGCGATCATCAGCAGCGCGATCCCGGAGAGCGCGGGCGCGAGAGCCAGCGCGCCAGCGACCCCGAGCGCGATAAAGACGCCCTTCAGGACGGCGGAGTGCGCCGCCACCGCGGCGATGCCCTTCCCGACGGCGACGAGCGCCTCGATCGCCCCGTTCAGCACGGAGAGAAACGCCTGGAAGGTCTGCACGAGGATCTTCACGAACTGGATCACCCGCTCGCGGATGATCTCCCGGTTCGCCTTCAGCCACTCCGTCAGCTCCCGCTTCCCCTTCGCGAGCTCGCGCATGAGGGGGATGGCGATGGCGCGCTTCAACGACTCGAGCGTCGAGTGGAGCGTGAGGGTCGCCTTCTTGAAGTCGGTCGCCGCCTCCACGTCCTCGTCGGTGAAGACGAGCCCGAGCTTGTGCGCCTCCTCGCGCATCTCGGCGAGCCCCTCCTTCCCCTTGTCGAGGAGGCGGAGCATCTCGATCCCGCCGCGGCCGAACATCTCGCGCGCGAACAGGACACGTCGGGGATCGCTCTTCCCGAGCCGCTCGTACCCGGCGGCGATGTCCATGAGGAGCTTGTCGACGGGCTTGCCGGCGGGAGAGACCCCGAGCGCCCGGAACGCCTTTCCGAGTTCGCGCCCGCCCTGCCCGGCGCGCGCCGACGCGATGTTGAGGTACCGGAGCCCGGTCTGCAGCGTCTCGACGTGGACGCCGGATTCCTTCGCGGCGAAGCCGAGCTCGTCGTAGGCCTCCCGCGATATGCCGATCATCTTCGCGTTCTTGGAGGACTCGAACGCGGCCGCGGCCGTCTCGTCGACGAGGTGCTTCAGCCCGTGGTAGACGGCGCCGGCGGTGAGCGTGACGCCGACGCCGACGAGCGCCGCCTTCACCTGGCCGATCATCGCCTCGGCCTTGTTGAAGCCGGTCGGGTCGGCATGGAGGGTCAGCTTCGCGGCGAGCTCTCGGAGCACCATCGGTCACCTCTCCTTCGCCCGCTCGTTCGCCTTCCGCTGCGCCTCCGCCCTCGCCTCCTCTACCGCATCGAGGACCTCGTTCGCGTCGAGCACGTCGTCGAGGGTCCAGTGCCGGTCCATCTCCTCGAGCGACGCCTTCCCGGCCTCCCAGATCCGCAGGACCGGCCACTCGGCGAGGAGGTGCTCTACCCCGCGGAGCGGGACGCCCCCGCCGTCGTCCCGACGAGGCCGGCGAGGGCGCTGCCAAAACTGGCGAAGTTGTCCTTGAGCGCCTCCCACATGAGCTTCAGCGCGGCCGGCAGCCGGCCGTCGAAGTGGACGTCGAACACGCTGAGGACCGGGGTGTTCCTGCCGTTCTCGAGTAGGAGCACCGGCTCGAGGAGCTCGGCCATGATGGCGTCCTGCTCCTCCGGGCCGAGCTCGGCGAAGACGGAGCCGACGACCGACCCGATCGCGCCGATGTCGAGGTCCCCGAGCTTCCCCTCTCCGCTCGCGACGAGCGCGACGAGGGCGGGGCCGGCGGCCTTCACGATCCGGTTCCCGAGCTTCAGCGCGCGGCGCGGCGGAAGCCGGCCGATGATGTAGCGGGCTCCGTCGATGTCCACGGTACGGGGTTCGCGTGCCATGGCCTAGAGCACCGATCCGCCGTTGAACATCGTGAGCTTCGCGAGCCGAATGGTCCAGGTGCGGGTCGAGACCTCCTCGCCGTACTCGGACTCGGCCGGCTTCTTCACCCACGCCTCGCCGGCGGAGTGGATGGTCGTCCCGTTCGCGTCCTTCACGAGGACGGGCACGATCGCGGTGCCCGACTGCTCGTCCTGGAGGGCGAGCGCCGAGAGGTAGTCGTTCGTCGGCGACGACTGCGTGAGGACGAGCTCGATCGTGCCGCGCCGGTCGCGCTGGCGCGCGCGCGTGACCTCGCCATCGGCGCCGGCGTAGTCGGTGAAGGTGTCGGTCTCCCGGCTGACCTTGACGAAGGTGCCCTTGGCGTAGCCCGTGACGAGCCAGGGGCCGATCGCGATGATGATCGAGTTCGGGTCGTGCGTCTTCGTGCCCATCATGTCCTCCGGCTAGACCGTGACGACGCCCTGGATACCGAGCGTCTGAGAAGCCCCCTGCGCCTGGGCGGCCCAGGCGATGCCCGGGACGTAGCGGTTCGCGCGGTCCACCGGGCTCTGCGCCCAGACTTTCGGGATCGTGCACGAGCTGTAGCCCTTCACGAGCCCGCCGACCGTCTCGCCCGCCTCGAGCGACGCGAGGATCGAGGCCTGGATGATCGTCATCCCGGCCTCGCTGTACGGCACCTTCTTCGCCGTCGCGAGGGCGATGAACGCGCGCGCCTGCATGTCCTGGACGAGCCAGTCGAGGAAGCGGCGCATGTCGATGAAGCCGATGCTGCTCGAGGCGACCTTGCCCTCCTCGGTGACGTTGCGACCGGAGATCGAGTAGTTCCAGCCGCACCGCTTCGCCTTCATGTTCGTGATGTGCGTCGCGGTGAAGGTGCGCGCAGGCACGCCGGCGATCGTCTTTAGCGCCCAGGTCTCGCTCCCGGGGTCGAGCGGCAGGACGGCGCCGAGCATGCCCGCGTCGAGGAAGTCGCCGTTCGACGGCGCGTAGAGGACCGCGGTGTAGCCGTGGGCGAGCCCCTTCTCGGAGTGCGCGATGTCCGTCGCGCTCCCGTCGGCCGTGTCGACGACCTGGGTCTCCTGAGTCATCGCGAGGAAGAGCTTCTGGTTCGCCTCGGCCCAGGCGGCGATGGCGGTCACCTCCGCGGTCGAGTTCCAGGGGTTCACGATCGCGTACCAGTCCGAGGTCTCGAGCGCGATGGCGGCGAGGTCGGTCGCGATGCCCGGGTCGGCGTGGTCCTGCACGATGCGGAGCAGGTTCACGTCGCCGACCTCGACCTGCTGCCAGGCGCCCTGCACCGCGGTGAGGACGAGCGTGGTCGTGCCGGAGGCGGTGAGCCCGTGCGTGCCGGTCGCGGCGTTCACGACCGCGATGAGCCCGGTCACCACCTCGGCCGCGGTCGGGGTAGCGTCGGAGGCGAACGAGTAGGTGACGCCGGCGATCTTGACGGCGTACGTCTGGACGGCCTGGATCGTCGTGACCGGGGTGATCGTCCAGCGCTGCGTCGGCTTGAGCGCGCAGCGACCGACCGCGACGCGAGACGGGTGCGGGCTCTGCGCGAAGATGGCCTGCGCGGCGAGGTACTCGGGCGTGGTCGCCGCGAAGTCGACCGCGAGACCGGTGAGGTCCGTGTAGTAGCGGACGCGCTCGGGGTAGTTCTTCGAGTAGCCGCCGATGACGAGCGGGGTTCCGAAACCCGCCAAGCTCAGGCCGCCGGACACGAGGCTGACGCTCACCTGGACGACGTCGCCGAGAGAACCCATCGCCATCTCCTCCTACGTGGTCGCTCCGCCGGTGATGCCCAGCGTCTCGACGTATCCCGTCCGCTCCGCCACCTCGTCCGAGACGAGGAACTGCAGGTCCAGCGCTGCGCGCCCCTGGTACGCCGTATCGAGAAGCGCCGACACGTCCTGCGTATCACCTGTGCCGACAAGAGCGAGTCCCGCCGCGCGCAGCGCGTCGAGCACGCCCGGAAGCCCGAGCCGCGCGCCCGCTCGGGAGAGGAGCGCCTTCGCGCTCGAGTCGCCCCTAGTGGCCGCGGTGTACGCCTGGACGGAGACGGTGATCTCCCGCTCGAACACGGCGCGCATCTCGATCTCCGACCCCTGCGGCTGCGCGGCGTCGTAGCTCTGCACGAGCGACGGCCAGGGTGAGCTCGCCGGACGCGGGCCGGTGATCGAGATCGTCGCGTACGGGACGGCGGGCTGCGGCCCCTTCTGCTTCGAGAGGATGACCTTGCCCGTCCCGATGCTGGGCTCGAGCCATGCGATGAGCGCGAGCTCGATGGCGTCGAAGGAGAGCATCGTCAGGGCCCGACCGTCGCCGGCCCACTGACGGTCCCGGCATCCGACGTCGCCGTGAACTGCACGGCGAGCGAACGCGCGGCGCGGTTGAACGTCACCTCGAGGACCGGGACGCCGGTGACGCGCGGCACGGCGAGGACGGTCTTCCGGATGACGCTCTTCACGAGCGCGAGGTTCGGGCCCTTCACGAGGATGCGCTCGAAGAGCGGCACGCCCGCGTCCGTGTCGAGGAACCACTCCCCCTTCACGAGCGAGAGCGCGGTCTGGATCGCCTGGCGCGTCTCGTCCGGCCCGGAGACGAAGTTGAGCCGGCCCCCGGAGAGGTCGAGCTCATTCCCGCCGAGGAGCCGGAGGTTCATGGTCCCCACGTATCGCGCTACTGCCCGACCCGACGAGCGATGGCGTCGTAGAATCCGGGCCAGACGTCGACGTCCTCCACCTCGTAGGTCCGCCCGAGGTACGAGATGCGATCGGAGAGCCTGCTCGCGGACGACTCGGCGGTGCGCAGCTCGGTGGCGGTAAGGATCTTGACGACGTCGCCCGAGCGTTCTCCCTCGGGAAGCCGCTGCAGGTCCTTGTTGCTGGCCGGCACGATCGCCGCGTCGATCTCGAACTCCGTCCCCGCCGCCTCGACCGGCGCGCCCGCCGTCCAGGTCACCGGCCCGGGCCGGGTAACGGTGTACCTCCCGGTCGACATGCGCAGGATCGCATCGGCGAGGCTCATGCGGCGTCTCCTCCCCCGCCCGTGTAGAGGATGGAGCCCTCCTCGGAGTCCTTCCCGGTCGAGACCTCGTGCGTCATGGCCCCGACCATCCGGCCCGAGTCGACGAGCGCGCGCGGCGCCTCCATCGGCCCCTCCTCGCCCTTCCCGAGGCCGCCCTTGCGACGGTTCCAGGAGCCCTTCCGGATCTTCGCCGCCATCGTGGACGGCGCATTCGGCGGCGGCACGCCGGCCCCCTCGGTCACGTAATTCTTCATGTCCGAGACCATCTTCAGGCCCATGAGGCCGAGCGCGCGGAGGATGTCGACCTTTCCGCGGCGGTCGTACCAGGTCCCGACGAGCGCGCGGAGCTGCCGGTGGTACTCCTCGCGGTGCTTGTCGAACACGGCGCGGATGACGGAGCGCTCCGGCACGCGGCCGGGCACGCCGAACTCGTGGATCGCCATGAGCCCGACGTTCGTGAGGCCCTTGCCCTCCTCCTCGTGCTCGGGGTCGACCTCGAGCGCCTTCGCCCCGACCATCCCGGCCTTGACGTAGGAGCCCTTGAGCTGGACCTCGCGCTTCGCCGCGGCGAGGAGCTCGTTCCAGCCCTTGTCGATGTCGAGGAGGGCGAAGCTCCCGGCCACGGCGTCACCTCGCTAGACGACGGAGAACCCGAGGCCGAGGGAGCCCCGGACGCGGAGATACTCCTTGCCCGCCGGCGTGCTCGCGATGACGTTGCGCGACGGCGTGGCGACGGCGTAGGTGCGCGAGAGCGGCCCGACCGACTCGCTCTGCACGGTGCCGGCGCCCACGAACTCGGGGTGGTTCACGGAGAGAAGGTGCGCGGCGAGGTGGATGACCCCGAGGTCGTAGAGCGACCCCCATGCGTCCGCGGAGACCTGCAGCTCCGCGTCGGCGATGGCCGCCTCCCATTCGTTCGGGTCCTGCACCGAGGAGAGGACGGCCCACCGTCGGACGATGTCGCCGCGCGCGTGCGCCACGGCGTCGCTACTTCACCGCGGGCGGGACGCTGATCGCCTTGAGCTGCGCGTCGATCACGTCCTTCACGGAGCGCCGGCTCTCGAGGTCGAACCAGCGCTTCAGGAGCGCCTCGTCGAAGGTCTTCCGGACGAGCTCGACGGCCTCCTCCGGCTTGAGCTTCGGGAGGTCGGCGACGCTGTCCTTGCGGGCCTTGAGGATCCCCTGCTTCAGGTAGAACTGGACGAGCGGGATCTTCTCCGCCTTCGCCCACTCCTCCGCGTCCACCTCGTTCGCGCCGGGGAGCAGCGCGTCCTTCGGCGGCGCCGGCGAGCCGGGCGAAGCGGTGAGGACGGGGTCGACGCGGAGCGCGAGGTCGGCGATGCAGTGGATCCGGTCCTCGGTGTTCTCGACGAGAATGGTGCGCGGCATGCGGGGTCTCCTTGGGAAGGTCCTGCGGTGGATCCCCACGTATCACCGGCGTCCGAAAAACGAAGCGCGCGCGTCCGAGGTGGACGCGCGCGCCGGAGACTTCCTCGCCCGCTGGCGGCCTAGATGCCGTCGCCGTACGTCACGGACATCGGGAAGGGGCAGATCACGCCGCCGATCTCGCCTTCACAGGGAATGTCCACGCCGAGGTTCCGGAGCTGAGGCGGCTGCTGCGTGAACTCCATCGGGATCTCGAGCGTGAGCTTGTCCGGGCTGCGCTTGTACGCGACCATCCGGTCCGTGGCGCCCGAGCCGGAGCCCTTGCAGCGGAACCAGGGGATGACCGTCTTGATGAACGGGTTCGCGCCGAGGAAGAACTTCAGGATGGTGGTGTCGCTGATCGTCGCGCGGGGCGTCGAGGCGATGTAGTTGTACTGGTCGATCGGGAGCAGGAGCGTGTCCGGCATCTCGATGCCGTTCGTCAGCCCGACGCTCTTGTTCGCGACGCCGTTGAGGTCGCGGATGATCTGGTCCGCGGTCTTGTTCGTCCAGAGCTGGGACGAACCGGTGCCGTCGGCGGGCACGGTGTACGCGTTCGCGTTCGTGAGCGTGAGCAGACCGAGGAGGCCCTCGGAGTTCCCGCTGGCGGCGATGATGTCGAGCTGGAGCTCGAAGCCGTAGCGCGCGGCGTTCGCCTTGCGCTGCTCGAGGTTCACGTTCGCCATGATGGCGGCGCGGAGCTCGCGGTTCGCGTAGCCGTACGCGATGCCGTACCCGTGGACGGGCGAGCGCTCCTCGCGGACCTTCACGTCGGCGCGGGGCAGGTTGTCCGAGTACGACCGGATGCGCTGCGCGAGGCCGACCTTGTCGTAGATGTCGTACTTGATCGTCTCGGCTCCGGCCGGGGCCTCGTGCGAGACGGGCACGAGCTGTCGGCCGATGAGCTCCGGGTACGGCGTCTCCACGACCTTCGCCTTGACGTACTCGAGCTTGCGCTCGATGAACACGTTCTCGGCGGCGTCCAGGTGCGGGATGTTGAGGCCCATCTTCGTTCTCCTCGCGGGCTACGTGCCCGTCAGCCGTTCGCCGTGGCGAAGTTGAAGTAGAGCGGGACGATGGAGCCCGAAGCCCCGCTCTTCAGGAAGTAGGCCCCGACGACCGCGCGTGCGGTCGCGGTGTCGGCGCTCTTCCGCCAGGAGCCGATGACCGTGCCGCCGGCGCCCGACGCGAAGCGGACGAAGGCGTTGTCGTACTGGACGACGGCCTCCTCGACCTTGACGTAGACGACGCCGGAGCGGAGGAGGTCGAAGCGATCCCCGTCGGGGATGCCCTTGTCCGAGGCCCAGCCGCTCGAGCCGATCGTGTTGACGTCGTGACGGTGCACGGCGATGCCGGCGAGCTTGTCGCCGGTGGCGGCGAGGAGGACGGCCTCGTCGTCGTTCGTGCCCTTCTTCACCGCGATGCCGAACGCGATGGCCGCGCTGGCCTTGTTGATCGCGGAGCCGATGTAGCGCGGGCCCTCGTCGGCGAGCTGGCCGGCGTACCCGGTCCCGGGGGAGGTGGCGTAGGAAGTGATGCCGGGCATCTTCGATCTCCTTGGTTCAGGTGCGGGTCAGGGCGCGCTTCAGGCCTTCACGCCGAGGGACGGGTTGAGGTAGGCCTTCTCGGTGTCCTTCTTGAACTTCGCCACCGCGGCGTCCGCGTCGAGGTGCTCCGTCTCCGCGTCCTGGCGCGCGCCGGGCGCGCCGCTCGTGGCGCGCGCCTTGGCGAGCGCCGCCTGCGAGGCGCCCGCCTCGTGGACCGCGAGCAGGCCCGTGTAGGCGCCGTCGATGTAGCCGAGCTCCATCCCGTCGAGCTTCAGGCCGGGGTTGAGCTTCGCGACGACCGCCTTCTTGATGGCGAGGTCGTCCATGTCGTCGATCTTGACCTCCTCGCCGAGGACCTTGCGGGCGCGGGCCATGAAGTCGACGCGGCTCTTCACGGCGGCCTTGAAGCCGGTCGCGGCGTCCGCGCGCGTCTGCGCGGCGTCCATCTTCGCGCCCGCCTCGGCCGGGACGACGGTGCCGCAGATGGCGGCGCAGTTCGTCTTCGCCGGGCAGCCCTGGCAGCAGATCGAGGAGGGCGAGCAGGCGCGGCTGAAGCACATCGGGACCCAGTCCTGGTCCCGGCGCATCTTCGTCTCGAACGAGTCGGCGCGCCCCTTCTCCGACGTGAACTTGGCGGTCACGTCCGCCGTGGCCTTCTCGGCGGCCGCGCGCGCGGCCTTCTCGCTCTCGAGCGCGTCGGCGCGGCTCTTGAGCTCGCGCGTGACGAGCTGCGCGCCCTGCTCCGTCGCCACCTCGACCTCGATCCCGCCCACGTCGATCTTCGTTGCCGTCGCCATCGGTCTGCTCTCCTTGTGCTCGCGGTCGCTGTTTGCGAAGGGGCTAACCTCGTGAGGCTCACGTATCGACACGGCGTCCTGGCTGTCCAGTCTGAGACGCAACTCCGGTCCGCCGCGCGCGGCATCGACGACCGCGACGTGGTTCCCGCGCACGTGCCGCTGCACGCAGTCGTACTTCTCGCCCTTCCACTCACCGGGCGCGTCCTCGAGATCGCACACGTACCCGCAGGAGAGTTCGCGCTTCCCCGCCTTCACCTTCTCGATGAGGGCCGCGTCGGTGATGAGCAGGGCTGCACGGACGGTGTGGCCGTCCTTCCGCACCGTCTCGCCGAGCGTGCCGCGCTGGTACAGCGAGGTGTTCGTCGCGTCGAGGAGCCCGACCGGCGGGTGGTCGTCCGTGACCGGGACGAGCCCGAAGCTCGCGAGCGCGTCGGGATGGAAGACCTCCTCCTCGAGGCGCAGCTCGTTGCGGATCGAGCCGTCGGCGCGGCGGTACTTCTGGATCCCGATGCGCGCGATCGGGGCGTCGTCGATGCGGATCCAGCCGTTCGGCTGAACCTCGTAGCGGTCGAGCCGGATGGCGTCGAAGCGGCGGACCTGCGCCCCATCCAACTTCGCGCGAGCCGTGCTCGCCGCCTCGTGCGCCACGTCCGAGGCGATCCCGGCCTTGATCGAGGAGATGGAGTGCGGCTTCTCGATGGCAGTCAGGTGGGCCTCGAGCGCTGCGGCGTGCGCCGACGCCGCCTTCTTGTTCCCGGCCTTCTCGTGCTTCGCGTTTTCGGTGGCGTGGTAGCTGGCGGCCGCCTTGTGCTCTTCGGGGCTGCGTGCGAGCTCCGCCGCCTGGCCCTTCTCCGACTTGGCGAGGCTTGGCGCGCCGCCACCGGTCCACTTTCCACCTTCGTCCCGCATCTGGCCCGGGTCGAAGGCGTCGATGCGACTCGACACCACGAGATCGCCCGAAGATGCGCGGACGATGCACCACTTCCCGTCGCGGGTCTCGACGCGGTACTCGTCCTTCCGCTCCATCGCCTTCCAGTGGGCGACCTTCGTCTCCTCGAGCTTCTGCCGGGCGGCGCCCATCGTGCTCTTCGCCGCGGCGATCCGCTTCTCGTCGCCGCTCTTCACGGCGGCGGCGTGCTCCATCACGGCCTCGTGGTGCGCCGCGCTCGCCGCCTTCGCGGCCTTGTAGGTCGGCGTCGCCTTGCTCTTCGCCGACTGGGCGTACCGCTCGGAGGTCGAGGGGCCGTCGCCGCCGCCGGCCCACCGCCCCTGCTCGTCGCGTGGCTGGTCCGGCGCGCCGTCCTCGCGCCGCGGTCCTTCGGCGAGCTCGAGGTCGAGCCGCTGCTCCGCGGCGGCGTCCTCGTGTTCCCTCTCGTTCGGCATCACCGGCCTCCCGCGAGCGACTGCGCACCGGCCACCGCCAGCTCTCGCGTCGCGCCGCGCGCGCGAGCGCCGGGAACGTCGCGCACCTCGGCGACCCAGGTGCCATCGTCCTGCCGCTCGACCTCGACCACGTCGCGCGCGACGATCGCCTGCCGGCGCATCGGCGGCGGGTCCGGCGGACGCTCCGTGATCTGGTACTCGAAGTTCACACCGCCCTTGACGACTGGGCCCTCGCGGTACACCTGGTGGACGTCGAGGCGGCTCGCCATCACCACTCCGAAACGTCGGTACCGCTGCCCGCGGGAGTCTGTGCGCCTGCGGGAGAGATGGCGCGGAGATCCGCCTGCGGCCCCAACTCGAGCACGATGGTCGAGAGCGCATTGACGCGAACCCCCACGCCGGCGGCTGGCGTTTCGCCACCGATGGTGACGAAGATCGGGTTCGTCGCCGCATTGTTCGAGATCGCGACGAACCGGCGTCCGGCGAGCGCGTTCGCGGTGCGGAGCAGATCGCTCCCGCCGGCACCGTTCGTGACGAGGACCTCTGCGTTCGATCGCATGCCCCCCACGTATCAGGGGCTCGGCGCGCGTCGAGGGGCGGGCACGTCAAGGGCGGGCCGCGGCTTCCCTCCGCGGCCCGCCCCGTGCGGCGCCTCCACCACCCCCGCCCACGTGCCGCCGGCGCCGGGGGAGCGCCTCAAGTGGACCCGCCCGGAGTTGCACCGGGGTCCGAGCATCCTTCCACGTCACGCCCTACGTGCGTAGCCGGTTCGCCGGCGCGTCCTACGGGTACTGCGGCGCTACGTTGCCTCGGGTCTGACGTCGGGTCCGGCTACGCGAGGCGGCCTCGCCGGTCGACGGCTCCGCGGTCTCTTAGGCCGCTGCGGCGACGAGCATCGGCTCGTTCACCGGGAAGAGCTGCGCGAACAGGTTCGCGTTTCTGCGTGGTCTCGTTTTTACGGGGCCTCGAGACCAACCCCGGCACGCGTGCGACGCTTCTGGCTGCCCGTCGAATCTGGATCGGGCCCGTCACCTCCTCAACTACGGTATCAGGAACGCGGCGAGGCGCTCGCGAAGAGTACGGAGCCGCGAGATGGACCACTCCAGTCCGAGCGCGTCATGGACTTCCCGCAGTAGCGAGAGCAGGTTCTTTCGCTCGGCCTGGATGTAGCGGTCGGTGACGGCCTCTAGGTGGAGGAGGGCGCGGCACTCGTCCAGGGTCCATGGCGACAGCGGCGTGAATCGGTCCGGCGTTTCCAGCGCCGCCTTCATCGCATCGAGGTCGAGCTTCTTCGGGTCGAGCGCCATGGGTCACCTCTTCCGTTCGCAGAACTCCGCCGGCGTCTCGGCTTCCTCCCACGCCGGGCCCCCGCGCAGCATCGCGACGAGGAGCGGCGCGGCGCCCCCCATCCGCTCGTTGAGCGCCCCCGCTACGCGCTCGCGGAACGCCTGCTCGCTCTCGCCGTCCCTCTGCGCGAGCCCGAGGTCCCCCTGGGCGATGGCGCGAACCTCCTCGATCGTGCACGGCCGCATCACGCCCTCGCCTTCCGTGGCGCGCGAGCGGGGCTCGAGCGCCGGCCGTCCTCGCGGAGCGGCGCGAGCTTCTGGCCCCGGCGAGCGGCTCGCCAGTGCGAGTAGCAGAGCCCCTTCGCGTACACCTCTCCCTTGCACACGGGCGAGATCCGCGCCGTGCAGGTGCGCGCCGGGTCGCGCGCGTCCGCGCGAGCACGGAGGGGCCTGAGCCTCTTCCCCGCCTCCTTCTGGCGACCGTGCGCGAGGCAGAGCCCGTGCGCGACGGCGGTGCGCCTGCAGCGCTTCCCGTCGGGAGCCGGTCCGGTACAGGTCGACATGCCGGGCACGATAGGACAAACGAGGCGCGGTTTCCACCTTCTTCTACTCGAGGCCGAGCCTGCGCCGCTCCTCGCGCGCGCGGGCGCGCGCCGGCGCGGACTCGGCCGCCCAAGCGATGAGCACCTCGCGCGCCTTCACGGAGGGCCGCGACCCGAGCGCCGAGAGCACGTCGTCGGGGACGTGGATCGTCACGTGGAGCAGCGGGTTGCCGCGCACGCGGATCGGCGTGAGCGTGCGCCCCCTGCGCTTCTGCCGGTAGTGCGAGGCACATAATCCCTCGGCGACCGCGCCTCTCCCGCACGCCGGCCCTTCGCAGATCGCCCTCATGGACGAAGGGTAGGACAACGGGGGCCCGG